AAACTATAAGAGAAGCATCTGCCATATCAGGTTCTTTAAATTCTTTTTTTGATAACTGAGAAAAAAGTAAACCAACACCATGCTCATTATGAGTCATGGTGCAGGGGTGATAATCAAACAAATCTTCTCCAAAACATTCAAGACCACATTCTAAATGATCTAGAAATACTCTTACTTCATGTGGAAGTTTTGATTTAGCTACACCGATTTCTTCTTGTGGTAACTTTTTAAAATTCTTCTTCATTTTGTTCTTGCTTTTGATAATCAGAAACAACCATTTTCATATATGGATTGCCTGATTGTGATTGAGCAGGGAACATTTTTGCTCGGATTTTTACCGCATTATTGCCTTTATAATCTTTTATAAGATTTTTTTCATCCATAGCATAATCGTAGAGTTTTAAAACCTCATCAACTGTTATTTCAGATACAGACCAATATTTGTGTTGTTCATTTTCTGATTGGCAGTTAAACCACATAGAAAATTTTGATTTTGGTGTTTCAGACATTTACTTTTGCTCCTTAGATTTTGTCATTTGTTCACGAAGAAACTCCTCGTGGATTGTTAATTCAATGTGATTAGCCAATAGTTTGTCAACTGATGGATAGAATTTGTTTTTAAAATTATCCATTATTTGTTTTTTATCAGGTCGTGAATTTAATTCAGCACGTAATTGAGCAAATGCTTCTTCAGATATCTTTTCTTGACCCTTTGGTGGTTTTGTTGATGAAACTTGAAACTTTGGTTTGCTAGTTTTTTTAGCCTTACCAGTATTATCTGCATCAGCACATTTTTGACTAAATGCATCAGCTTCGTCATCAGCTTGACCTAATCCATAAGCAGCAAGCAACATATATCTTCTAGCATATGTAATAGCACTACCCATTTTGTGGTAGATATTTTGACCTCTTTGATTCTCTGTAACTATTGGTAGTCTCGAATCAATGTATTCACCAGAATCGTGCATTACTCTACAGGTTATCCAAATATTATGGTCATCTGTATGTGATGTAGAACTTTCAATTATAAAGGTGTGTGACAGACCATGCTTTGTTGCTGGTGCAACAGCTTGCTCTGCTTCACTTAGTGAAACATACGAGCCAAAGTTACCTGACGCATCACGGACTGCGTTGCTGTATTCCATCTGAAATTTGCATAACGCTGCAGCCAGTTTAGGAGTTGCGATTGGTTTTTGTTCAATTGAATCATTAGTAATACTTTCCATGCGGGGTAAGTTGTTTGGATAATTGTATTATATCAATTAGCCAAAGATTGTACACCTTTTATTTGTTACTTATTATAACTGCCATATATGTATGAAAGCCCCTTGAAATCCACCTTTTGCCGCAAATGATTTTTTTGCTCTGAGATTTACAACTAGGGAATCGTCTCGCAGTAAAATACCACCACTAGGAATTGATAATCCATCTAAAGTACTTCTACACAGTTTATCAATATCACCTGTCGTTCTTGTTGTTGGATAAGTTGGTGCTGATGCTTTTAGATTTCCTTCGTTTCTACCAGTACCATAATGTCCTTGTGGTCTGTGAAATAAAAAGTCAATAAATATTTCTACAGGCTGTTCAATAATTTCACCATTATTTATTTTTTGTTCTATACAGGCTGAAACAATTTGATTTCGCCATGGCATTACAAACTGACTAGCTTCTCTCATACCACCAAAACGAGTAGACACCTTGCTTCCTTGTGGAGCAGGCTTTCCTCTAACAACAATCATCTTTGGTTCTTTGGTTTTGTCCATATTTCTTTTTTAACTAAAAATTCTTGATAGGCTCTATTAATTATTGTTTTTGGTTTTGACCAATTTAGATCTGTTGGTTCTGCTGTTGGAAGTCTGATTATTTCTTTATTTAAATTTTTTTCTTGAGCTAAATATTCTAGTCTGGTTCTAAGTAATTTCCAAACAAATTTTTGTTTGGAATTAAATGGAACATCAATAGGTTGTTGTTTTAATCTTTTTATAAATAACCGACATTTCTTTTCGTCTGATTGATTTATTATTTTAATCCATTTGCGTTTAAAAATTTGATCCATTAATTCCACCAAGGTGCTAATTCGTATTCAGTTATATCGACCCATTTACCCTTGCCTTCTTCTTCTGTGCTGTCAAACTCCCAAGTCCTGTAATTAGGGTCAAGATAAATTTGACCAATATAAGGATTGTAGGGAAAAGTAAATGTTTTCATTGATTCTGTTCCTCCCATGTACTGCCACAATTTGGACAGGCATCTTTGCTTTCAGATATAGAATCATGTCCGCAATTTTTGCAAGACCAATCATCAATATATTCATTAAATTCCATTAGTTTTTTCCTCTTTGCAATTCATTGCAAGCTAATTGTACCCCTGCGTTGCAATCGGCAACAGTCATATCTGTCAAAGTAGAATTAAGTGTGATAAATAATGCTACAGGAAAGACAATGTACTGTAGTAAGTAAAAAGTTTTAGTCATAACCTGCCCTCTAATAAGTCCATCATTTCCTGATATTGTTCTTTACTGTAAGTTCTTTTATCATTTGGAATAAAGTCTTGCCAATCAGTGCCATTAATTCGAAAACTAAGTATTTTGTAATCGCTGCTAGTATTTTTAGAAATAAAATAATCAAATTCGCAACCATCTATTTTTGAAATAAATTTTTTAATTGTGTTCATAACCAACCTCTTTTAATTTTAAATTTTAAACATTTTGCGAATGTGCGTCTGTGTTGAGCACGTTCGTTTGAATACTTGCCACAAGTATCAAAGTCACCACGAGCCAATGCTTGTTGGTATTTTTCATCAGCTTCGTTAATGTCAACTTTTAACGCTTCCATTTTTTCTGCAAGTTCGTTTTTAGATAATGAAAGTATGTATTGAGTTTGTTTATCCATTAGATTTCCTCTACGTTATATTTGCCAACCCAGTATTGAGTTTTGTTTGCATCAGT